CGCACCGTGCTAATGCGGTTTATCCGTGTGTATGACCGCGCGGATCAGCAAGTGTTTGACGTTATCGACATCGACCCCGAAGAGTACGGGTATCAGCCCCGCAGCATAGCGATCAGTGGTGAAGCAAAACGGTACACGGCAGACACGTTACCCGAAGACATCATGCAGAAACTTTCTGTGCTCAATATCCTGCAAGCCAATGATTACGTTGATGATGTTGGCTTCTCTGCGGGCGACGGTATGTTCTATGCCGTACAATAACGACTTACCACATGATGATAACGTATACCGTATTTACGTAAATCCACACACCAACACTATCGAGGTGTCATGTATTGGTATGGAAGTTGACAGTGCAGCCAGTGGAGAGTACCCTTCAGTGGATGACCTACCTTTGTGGATGCAAGAGAAGGTTGCCCTACTGATGATAACCCCATTGGATAAGCCAATCAGTGAGGTTGAAGGGGTAGGCAGACGGATTGATGCTAATGTTTATTGGGTGTTCCGTAGGTAATGTTAGTGCGGCACTAACAAGCGGGGGGTGGTTCGCCATCCCCCGACTTTGATTTTGATACCAGTTCCGAGGAAATCGCCCGATGACACCAGAAGCAAAAGTTAAGAAGAAAGTAACGGTGCACCTAAAGACGTTAGGAGCCTATTACTTCTACCCAGTTACAGGTGGATACGGTAAGAGTGGCGTTCCTGACATCATTGGATGCTACGAGGGTAAGTTCTTTGGTATAGAATGTAAGGCAGGTAAAAATAAACCAACTCCCTTACAAGAAAAGAATTTATCTGATATAAAAGCTAACGATGGCATAAGTCTTGTCATTAACGAAGACAATATAGATGACGTGTTGATCTATGTTGGCGGTAAGTACCGCGACCCACGACAGTTAGAGTTAGATTTTGAAGGCTCCCCTGTTTAGACACTGCAAAAATTGGAGGTTGTTATGGGATACACCGAAGAAGGTATCGGTTATCAGCGTAGAGATACAAGTCTCGCCGCCGCTGAAGATAACGCAGGTAAGAAAGTTACTTTACGCGAACAAGTCTACACACTACTAACCAAATCACCTACCCCAATGAGCACTGAGGAAATCGCGCATCACCTAGAGCGTCCTTATGTTTCAGTCCAACCACGTCTATCTGAGTTATCAAATGATCTTCGTGTAAGAGATAGCGGAAGGCGCGGCAAAACCCGATGGGGTAAGGCGTGCATCCTATGGGAGGTGCCACATGGCGAAGCAACGCACCAAAGCTGAATGGATGGCTATCGCAAATCATTGCGTCGAGGCTTATCTGATTGCTCCGAAGTATTCGCCGATGCGGTTGTTCTTTTCGTGGGGTGAGAAGTACGCAAGAAAGCAAGCCGCACAATCCTCCAAATAAGCCAAAGGGTCGCGGAAAGATTTTGGTCGCTATGCTCCCTGCTGCGTCAGCAGGGTCCAGGGGCGTAGCGCAGGACGTAGATACAGGAGAACGAGCCGGACCTTAACCGTACGAGGGTCTTGTGGTCATTTGTTATATCGTACGTGCAATAGGAGAACGACATCATGGCTAGTAAAGCATCACCCAAAGCCGACAAGGTATGGGCGTATTTAGTTAAGAATAAAACAGCCACACCTGTGCAGGTCTCGAAGGCCACAGGAGTATCGTATGGCTATGCTTACAAGATAATGCAAAAGATTGGCACGCCGAAAGAGGTGTTTGTCGCAGAAGAGGAGGCGAAAAGCACTGGAAAAAAACTACGACCCTCTGGGGAAAACTCAGAGGGATTTTCTCGCGGTCAGATTCTTGATACTGCTAAGTTGTACGTAACTAAGGATCGTGCGGCTGACCATGGTGACATGAAGAATAATTTCTCTAGGACCGCTGGCTACTGGGCGACGTATCTTGCACACCCTGTATCAGCTACCGATGTCGCAGTGATGATGACACTTCTAAAAATAGCACGCATCAATTTTAATCCGAAGCATCCAGACAACTGGGTGGACGGCGCAGGTTATATGGCGTGTGGGGGTGAGTTAGCAGGGGGTGATTCCTAATGGACTTAATCACGATAGATTTTGAAACCTACTATGACAGGGATTTTTCCCTGTCTAAGTTAACAATAGAGGAGTACGTACGCGACCGCCAATTTGAGGTGATTGGCGTAGGTATAAAGGTGAACAATGAAGGAACTGAATGGGCAAGCGGAACACGTGAACAACTTAAACGATACTTACACACCTTCAACTGGGCAGAAAGCATGGTTCTCGCTCACAACACTTTGTTTGATGGTGCCATTCTCTCTTGGGTGTTTGATATTCATCCTCGCGTGTATACCGATACTTTGTGTATCGCCCGTGCTTTACACGGGGTGGAAGTTGGCGGCAGTCTCAGGGCGTTGTCTGAACGCTACCAGATTGGCACTAAGGGAACCGAGGTCTTAAATGCTTTAGGTAAACGTCGAGCCGATTTCTCTGAACAGGACTTGGCGCTGTACGGTGACTACTGCATCAATGATGTCGAGTTAACATACAAACTATTCAACATCTTCTTGAAGAAGGGCTTTCCGAAGCAAGAACTTATGATGATTGATCTGACGTTGCGGATGTTTACCGAGCCGATGCTTGAGTTGGATATTGGGTTGCTTGAACAGCACCTTGAAGCCACACGCGAACGTAAAGACCAACTACTTGAGGATGCAGGTGTAACTAAGGAAGACTTGATGTCTAACCCTAAGTTTGCCGCTGTGCTTGAGGGGCTAGGCGTAAAGCCGCCTATGAAAATAAGTTTACGTACAGGCAAAGAAACATTCGCGTTCGCCAAGAACGACGAAGAGTTTAAGGCTCTAGTTGACCATGAGGATGACAGGGTGCAAGCGGCAGTAGCCGCACGTCTAGGCACGAAAAGTACCCTTGAGGAAACACGTACTCAGAGGTTTATAGACATAGGTAAACGTGGGACTTTGCCGGTTCCAGTAAGATACTACGCCGCACACACTGGGCGATGGGGTGGTGATGATAAGATCAACATGCAGAACCTACCTAGCCGAGGCCCAAATGGTAAGAAGTTAAAGCGTAGCATCCTAGCACCAGAAGGATACACGTTGATTGACTGTGATAGTTCGCAGATCGAAGCACGTGTACTCGCATGGTTGGCAGGTCAGGATGATATTACTCAATCATTCGCTAATAACGAAGATGTATATAAGGTGATGGCTTCTCGCATATATGGTGTTACCGAAGACGAAGTAACTAAAGATCAACGGTTTGTAGGTAAGACTACCATCCTTGGCGCAGGTTATGGGATGGGTGCAGTTAGGTTTCAAGAACAGCTAAAAGGTTTTGGGTTTGAAATGGAACTGTATGAAGCGCGTCGAGTTATCAATATCTATCGTGAGGCTAATTGGAAAATCAATCAGCTATGGCGCGACTGTCAGAACATGATCAAGCACATGGTGAACGGCGATACCATACAGGTAGGTAGGGAAGGTGTGCTAAAAGTATTAGGATCAGAACGCGGTATCCTTCTTCCGTCTGGTTTAATGTTACGTTATGACGACTTATCAGGTGAGCAAGGTGAGCGTGGTGTTGAGTATAGTTACAAGACACGACGTGGGCGCACCCGAATTTATGGTGGGAAGGTAACAGAGAATGTATGTCAGGCGATAGCGCGGTGCATTATTGGTGAGCAAATGTTACAAATCAGCAAGAGATGTCGTATTGTGTTAACGGTGCATGATTCCATCATCGTATGTGTAAAAGACGAGGACGTGATCGAATCGAGAGCGTTCGTTGAGGAGCGTATGCGTTGGACACCCGACTGGGCGGCAGGTCTGCCTATCAATTGTGAAAGTGGACTAGGAAAATCTTACGGAGATTGTGAATGAGTGTAGCCCCGTGGTCGTTCAGCAAGATTAAAGCGTTTGAACAATGCCCTAAACAGTTTTACCACGAGAAAATACTTAAAGAGTATCCTTTCGTCCAGACCGATGCGATCTTATACGGTAACGAGTTTCACAAAGCCGCAGAAGATTACGTTAGCAGTGATACCCCTCTACCTAAGAGGTTTAGCTACGCGCAAGCAATGCTTGATTCCCTTAACGACAAACGAGGGGTCAAACTATGCGAACAAAAGGTGGGCGTAACCGAGAACCTAACCGCATGTAGATTCGACGATAAAGATGTTTGGTTCCGTGGGATCATTGACTTGCTAATTGTTGACACGTTGGGGGAAACCGCATGGGTCATCGACTACAAGACTGGTAAAAATGCACGATACGCAGACAAGGGGCAGTTAGAATTAATGGCGCTGTCTGTATTTATAAACTACCCCGAAGTAAAGAAAATTAAAGCAGGGTTAGTGTTTGTTGTTAGTAATGATCTTATCAAAGCGAAGTACCATGAGTACGATACCAGTTCCTTATGGGATAAATGGCTAGGCAAGTATGAAGCCATGAAGACCGCCGCTGATAAAAATGTCTGGAATCCGCGCCCGAATGGTCTGTGCAAAAGGCACTGCTCTGTCACCGTGTGCGCTCACAACGGGAGTAACTAATGCCATACAAAAATAAAGAAGACCGTAAGGAACAAAAAAACAAACCTGTCGATAGTAAAGAGTTTAAGGCGCGTATGGAAAGACAGCGTGCCAGAAGAAAGATGGATAAGACAGGTAAAGACGATAACAAGAATGGTAAAGCTGACAAGAGAGAAGGCAAGGATGTAGCACATAAGAAGCCGTTGGCGCGGGGGGGCTTCAACAAAGATGGCGTCACAGTACAAAGCCGAAAGAAAAACCGTACGGCAGGGGGGGCGTTGAGCAAAGGCTCTAAGAAAAAATAGTTAGTGACACACTAACACCGCGCCATGGGGCGTTGCGATGGAGAACGATGTGCAAATATTAAAGAACAAAGCGTTACTATTGCGCCTGAAAAACCCGAACAAAGTTACTACAGTTGTCGAGAAGAGCCGAGAATTACCAAACAATCAAGTAGTAGTTAACTGGGGTGTAGACGAAGCGCATACCCTAAAGAAGTTAAATATAAAGGTGCCATCACCCATTGAGGGGCGGTACGAGTGGCCGGGGCAGTACGCACCATATGAACACCAGAAGGTTACTTCCGCGTTTCTTACTCTGAACCGAAGGGCTTTCTGCTTTAATGAGCAGGGCACAGGCAAAACTGCGTCTGCGATCTGGGCATCCGATTTTCTAATGACACAAGGTAAGATACGGCGTGTGTTAGTTATCTGCCCGCTTTCGATCATGGATAGCGCATGGCGCAATGACTTGTTTAGTTGCGCCATGCACCGCACGGTTGATGTGGCCTACGGTGCTAAAGAGAAGCGTAGGAAAATCATCAACCAAGGCTCTGATTACGTCATCATTAACTATGATGGGGTAGAGATTGTAGCTGATGACATAGCCAAGGGTGGGTTCGACTGCATCATAGTAGATGAAGCTACTCACTATAAGAACGCGCAGACCAAACGCTGGAAGACACTCAACAAGTTGTTAACCGATCAGACTTGGTTGTGGATGATGACTGGCACACCAGCGGCACAAAGTCCTCTGGACGCATACGGTATTGCTAAGCTAATTAATCCCACTGCCGTGCCACGATTCTTTGGGTCATTCCGCGACATGGTTATGTACAAGATAACGCAGTTCAAATGGGTGCCAAAAGAAACTGCTTCGGAGACAGTCTACAACGCACTGCAACCGGCTATCAGGTTCACAAAAGACGAGTGTCTGGACTTGCCCCCTATGGTATATGCCAAGCGAGAGGTAGAACTCACGCGTCAGCAGACCAAATACTATAAGGAACTAAAGAATAAGATGGTGTTACAGGCCGCAGGTGAGGAGATCACAGCGGCTAACGCTGCCATTATCATGAGCAAACTCCTACAAATATCTTCTGGTGCGGTATACACCGATAAAGGAGAGGCATTAGAGTTTGACATCAAGAACCGGTACAAAGTTTTACGTGAGGTAATCGACGAGAGTAGTAAGAAGGTGCTTGTGTTCGTGCTGTTCAAGCACACGATAGACATCCTTACAAACAAACTACTCGACGATGGGATAGCTACTGAGGTTATTCGTGGTGATGTATCTGCACCCAAACGTACAGATATATTTCACCGATTCCAAACTACCCCCAACCCACGTGTGTTAGTAATCCAACCACAAGCCGCCGCCCACGGGGTCACGTTAACCGCCGCTAACACAGTTGTGTGGTGGGGGCCTACCAGTTCGCTAGAGACTTACGCCCAAGCCAACGCACGTGTTCACAGAGCAGGACAAGATCATAAGTGTACCGTCGTCCAGCTCCAAGGTTCAGCCGTAGAGAAACGTGTTTACACACTGTTAGATAACAGAATCGACGTACACACAAAAATGATTGATCTTTACAAAGAATTGCTTGACTAAGGTATTATACGCTAATAGAGTGCGCCTCCCGACACAGTTTGTCGTGCGATTAGGAGCAATAAAAATGAGTGAGGACAAGAAGTTAGCGGAGAAGCTGACACGTGTTTACTTAAAAATCCGAAATAAGAAAGCGCAGCTTTCGTCAGACTATAAGAAACAAGAAGACGATCTTAACCAGAAATTGGATAAGGTCAAAGCCGCGCTACTCGACTACTGCAAAGAGCAGGGCCTTGAGAGCGTAAAGACTTCAGAGGGACTTTTCTACCGTTCGGTGAAGACTCGCTATTGGACCAGTGATTGGGAAGCCATGCACAAATTTGTTATGGCGCATGGCGTACCTGAGTTTCTGGAAAAGCGGTTGAACCAAACTAATGTAAAAACTTTCCTTGAAGAAAATCCTGAGACTGTCCCTATGGGACTTAACGTAGACTCTGAATATATAATTTCTGTGAGGAATAAATGATGAATGGCCCTTTTGTACCAATCGAAGAACTGTCCAAGCACTTCTCTGTATCGGTTTCGACCATACGAGCATGGGTGCGCCAAGGACATATCCCAAAAGACACATACATTAAAGTAGGAAACACATACCGCTTCTCTGTCGATGATGTGTCTGTTGCCCTAGCCAAAAAAGATAACACCAAACCTACTGACAGTGCCTCTACACATGTAGAAACGCAGGTGGGTGGATTATCAGCAATAACTACCACGGCAGTAACCGGCATCGAGTTAGGGCAAGGTCATACCGACGAGGATTTGTGAGGAGATGCAGAACGTAGGTGAACGCCGCCGTATTAGTATTAGCGGCAGTAAGTTCCGTGAGTATGTTAACGGTCAACAAGACACGGTGCATGAAGGTGCATTGAACGTGGTAATCTTGAACGCCGCTAAAATCTCTCGCTCTTACTACGCAGGGGAGTATGATGCGAGTAGCCCTACAGGTCCTAAGTGTTGGTCAGCGGATACTAGCGCACCTGCACCGGAGGTGAAGCAAGAAGAGCGCCAAGCCCACCGTTGTATGGACTGCCCCCAAAATATTAAGGGGTCAGGGTCAGGTACGTCACGTGCATGTCGTTTTGCACAACGGTTAGCCGTTGTGATAGAGAACGACTTTACAAAAGTATACCAACTGCAATTACCGGCAACATCGTTGTTTGGTAAAGCGAAGGAAGGCAAGATGCCTATGCAAGCCTACGCGCAGTACCTAAGTTCGCATAACACCCCTGCGCTATCCGTGATTACCGAATGCGCGTTTGATCGGGGGAGTGCGGTGCCCAAGTTGTTCTTCAAGGCAGTACGTCCCCTTGGGGAAGAAGAAGTGAGTCTTGCGGCTTCAATGGCTGATAGCCAAGAAGCTAAAGAGGCTATATCAATGTCAATGCCCTCAAGGGGGTCAATCTTTGCGGAAGTAGACGGATTTGTCTATGACGCAAATGCAAATTAAGGAGACTTTTATGTCTGAGCAATATGTAGTTAAAAAAATAACCGCCATGTACCCCAAGCTGGATAAGACATACAGATACGATAGCACGGAACAACGCTCCGTACCGTGTGGGCCAACGGATGATGGTGCTGAGTACTCGGTAAACTTTATCATGGACGATGTAACAGCCAAGGCGTTGTGGTCATACATGAAAACAACTTATGCCGAGGAAAAGAAAAGGAAAAAGAAAAAGAATTGGCCTGAGATTAAAAACCCATTCAAGAAAACAGATGATGGGATGTGGTCCCACAAGGCTAATTTGAAGGGCGCATACAACGGCGATAAGACTAGGAAGCCATCGCAGTTTGATGCAAAGACTAATGCACTGCCTGATGATTTCCAATTGACTAGCGGTAGTATAGTAAACATCGCAATCAAGGGTATTCCTTACAGCGGTTCGATGGGCGCAGGTTGTTCCCTAAGATTGCAAGCAGTGCAGGTTCTTAAACTTGCAGAGCGTAAGCAATCGAACCCCTTTGCTGCCGAAGACGGATACAATTCTAAGGAGGATAACCCGTTTACAGTAGTGGTTGAAGAGCCTGTTGAGAAACCTATTAAGGAACCTACAAAGGTTGTTAAGAAGACTGCATCTGCACCGCCAACGGATGACAGTGATTTGAGTTCGATTATTGATGACTGGGATGACGAAGACTAAGGACATCGTCAAAGTAATCGAACTACATCACGGTGCGGGCATATTTCCTCACCGTGATGGTTTAGGCAGTGGGTGGACCAATGGAAACAAAAACATTTTTATCGAAGGCATTAAGTAGTGGTGGCTACTACTGTGTATTTTCGGCACGATCAAGTGACGAACGCAAAGCGCAGAAGTTCTATGACTCAATAGATGCCGTTGTAGATGCCGCCCACAATTATGATAAAGAAGGATACGATGTTTATTATGGACTAGCCACGTTTGATAAGGCAGGTTCACGTAAAGTCGATAACGTAAAGAGATTAAACTCTTTCTTCCTCGATCTGGATTGTGGTCCGAGCAAAGAATTTTTAAATCAAGAACAGGCTATACAGGCACTGCGGCGTTTCTGTAACCGCAACAAACTACCGAAACCGACGATGGTTAATTCGGGGCGAGGCATACACGTGTACTGGTTCTTAGAAGAATCGGTGTGCTTAGATGATTGGTTGCCTGTAGCGGAGCGGCTTAAAAGGTTATGCGCACAGCAAGATTTTTACGCTGATCCCGCAGTAACCTCAGATGCGGCACGTGTGTTGAGAGTTCCTCACACACATAACTACAAGACCAACCCCCCGTCAGACGTAGGATTCTTTGGCTTGACCGCTAAGTTTGAGACCGTTGATTTTGATACATTCTCAGGCTTACTTGGTTCCGAGCCGATACCAGTTCCTACAAAAAACATACCTAGGGAATTCAGCGCAACCATGCAGAACCTCATGGGTAATCAGGAAAACATGTTTAAGGACATACTGATTAAGACCCAACGAGGCGAAGGGTGTGAACAGCTTAAATACATAGTCCGAAACCGAAAAACTATGAGCGAACCATTGTGGAGAGCAGGGCTATCTATTGCTAAGTTCTGTACTGATGGAGATAAAGCTATTCACCTGATGTCCAAAGGACATCCAGAGTACACGCCAGAAGCCACACAACGTAAGATGGAGCAAATAAAAGGGCCTTATACATGTGCACGTTTTGACGAGTACAACCCTGACATCTGTAGAGATTGTCCTCAATGGGGCGCTATCAAATCTCCTATCGTGCTAGGTAAGAAGTTACGTGAGGCTGAAACTGACGATGAAGGCAATTATGTAGCGGAAAGCATCGAAGAAGATGCGCCGACCTACGTTATACCTAAGTACCCACCGCCCTATGTGCGTGGGTCAAACGGTGGTGTGTATGTACGTACCACCAATGAAGACGGTGATGTAGACGAGAAGAGAATATACCATAATGACTTATACGTTATTAAACGAGTTAAAGACCCCGAGCTGGGCGAATCATTGGTTATGCGTCTGCACCTGCCCCGAGACGGGGTGCAAGAGTTTACACTGCCGATGAGTTCAGTCACGTCAAGCGAGGAGTTCCGAAAAAAACTTTCGTCTCAAGGCGTTGCAATTAAAAAGATGGATGAACTGATGTCATACACACTAAGTTGGGTGGATGAATTACAAGCCACCAGTACAGCAGACGAAGCCCACGTACAGTTTGGTTGGGTCAACGATAAGCTAGATACGTTTATTCTAGGCAATCAAAAAGTAAAAAAGGATTGTATAGAATTTAATCCACCTGCTAATCAGACGGTAGGGTTTTTTCCACACTTTGAGGCCAAGGGTACATACGAAGCATGGCGTGAAAACTTGGAACTATGGAACGACGATAGGTTTTTGTTACAACAATTTGCCCTTGGTATGGGCTTTGGTAGTCCTCTGATGGAATTTTTGAATGAGAACTGTGGGGCAGTAGCGTTCATAAACAATGAGTCTGGTACAGGTAAAACCATGATGATGTACGTTACAGCAGGTATTTGGGGCAACCCAAAGAAACTTGTTTTGGATAAAGCCGATACTGTGTTGTTTAAGATGAACCGTGCCGAGGTTATGCACAGTCTCCCAACGGGTATTGACGAAATCACCAATTTAACACCACGCCAAATGTCTGACCTTATATATCAAGGTACGTCTGGTAGACAGCGAGGACGTATGACTGCTAGTGCGAACGTAGAGCGGTACCAAGGTAGAGAGTGGGGTTTGTTGATGCAGTACACAGCGAACGCTTCTGTTATTGAGACAGTCAGTCGTGGCAAAGCCATGCCGAAAGCAGAAGCCCAGCGTATTCTTGAGTGTCGGGTGGATCGTATATTTGACAAGGTAAAGGACAAAGAACTGCAAGACACGTTTAAAGCCAATGTCTTTGAGAACTACGGACACGCAGGTATACCTTTTATACAGTGGGTAATGAGAAATTTAGATGAGGCGAGAGCGATAGTAAAGAAGGTACAAAAACGGGTGGACGAAAAGGCACAGCTAACATCTGAAAACCGTTACTGGTCTGATACAATGACCGCCACAATATCAGGACTACTGATTGCCAAGAAGATTGGGCTTCATGATTTTAATGTCCAGAAAGTTTTTAAATGGGCAACTACTGACCTTGTTTCACAAAACAAACGAGGACTAAACGAGATGACTGGTTCAGTAACTGACATCATGGGCGACTTCTTTGCCGAAAACATAAGCTACATTATCCAGATAAAAAGCACGGTAGATAACCGTGGGGTGCAGGGTAACGGTCTTGACGAGCACGTAGTGCCAGAACAAATCGCACGAGGCAGATTGGTTGCACGGTACGAGACTGACACGAAACTCTTTTTCGTTAAACCAAAACCTCTTAAAGAATGGTGTGGTGAGTTACAGGTTAACTACGCACACTTGGTTAGCGAGATCATGAAGAAGTGTGGAGGCAAACGTAAGAAGATACGGCTAACAAAGGGTACGAACTTACAGCTACCCGCTGCCGATACAATAGTTATGAAATTTGATGTAGACCCTGACAATGAAGGTATTGAGAACGTATGATCTATCGCCAGATGGCGTGATGATAGAAGTTAGGTGGGAGAACATGGCTATCGGTTCTTCCATCTTTGTACCCTGCATAAATACCGGCGAGGCAATAAAGCAGGTAAACAAGATATTCTGTGATAGCCACTGGGAACTCGAGCAAAGACTACGGATCGAAGGTGGAAATTTGGGGGTACGCTTCTGGCGCACAGTGTGATAAAGTTTGATAGACAGCATTGGTCCCCCCTCCTGATGTTATGTTTGCATGCCGCTGACTTAACGATTGAGGGTACAAAAATCTGTCGTTCTCCGTGACCCCCTTTTCGGAGGGGGTTATTTTTTGTTATACCGTTTAATTGGCGTGAAGTGGTTGTTTACGCCGTAAAGATGTTCCTCTGCGGCTCTACGCATCCCCGGAGACAGTGTTATACCGTAATGCATATTCTCAGTAGTTTTCATGTGTCCTTTCAATGAATCCATGATTGAGTCAATAGACAGTTCAAAACTTGGGTGTTTTGCATTAAACTTCAGTACGTCACCTTCAATACGCGCAATCTCGCCAAAATCCGCTTGCCGTGCGGCGATATATATCTTCTTAGATAAGTTAGATCGTTGCTCAGAAATTGAACGATCTATACCCCTTGCACGTTGATTCTCTTCTTGGATACGTATGTATTCTGCTGGGGCGAATCCTAGGAACTGTGTAACCAACTCACCACCTGTCATATCATCATAGATAGGATCACCACGGCGTGAATATATACCCCCATCTTGTTGGTATCGACCTAAAGCCTTATACATATTGGAGATACCGGCAGGCAACATGCTCTCAATCCCTCTCTGCATTTCACCATTGTATATAATATCCATCCCGCCTCGCGCTGTGCGTTTAAACACACTAGCGGCAGGGCCACCGAGATAGTAACCAATGAACTCTTCAGCGGATGGATCAGGGTTGTACCTGTTCTCTTGAAAAATTAATCCAGATAGACGTATGCGTGCTGCTACGTCAGCACCTATACCAGCTTCGTCTAGTATCTGGTTAAACGCGCCTTTGTACCAACCTTCTCCGACAGCGTTGCGGACAATTGTGTTAGTGTCGTCTTCGTCGTCATCAAGTAAGAACAAGTCTGCTATTAATTGCACCGCACCGTATAACGGAATACCGTGTATCCCTGCAAAGAACAAGGAAGACAAATGGATACCTATAAGTTGTTTCGCGGCGATCTTCCGAACTTCTGGATCAGTTTGTAGTGATAGTGCGTCACGCGCAGTTTTAAACATTGTGTAGTACATGCGCAGGCCGTAGGTCTTGTACATAGCGGCAACACGCAAAATGTGTTCTTGGGCAATACGCGGTGCAGTCTCAAGGGTAGAGCCACCATTATATTCTTGTGTATCGTAGAGTGCTTCTTGTGCCGCTAGGTTCTGTCGTTCAGCCATCGGCATCTTAGGGTTATCAGTTGATATACGGTCTAACGCCAAATTATATGCCGCAACCATAGTCACCTGCCTGTTAAAGCGTTCTGCCTGATTGAACATCATGGCAGAAAGACCAGTACCAACGTCAAGACCCACAGACGCTTTACGTGCTAACGTGTCAGTTTTACGTACTTTACCACCTTCTTGTAGTCCAAGAGCGTCAAAGATGAAGGATCGGTTCAGGTGTCCACGTTCCGACGCCAGCCGTACCAGTGGGGCTATACGTTCTAACTCCTTTATACGCTCCGCAGGGATGTCTTTTTCTTTCTTAACAATAAAGTCACCGTTGTCGGTGATGTCATAATAGGCATCCAAACCGTGCGCCATTGCGATCTTATCTAATTTAGTTTCACCATACCCACGTGCGCCTGTCACAAACGATGTGGCGTGCATGATTTCGTTGTACGTTTTTTTGTATCCGTACCGTGCTCCGAGCATGGGGTAGGTAAACATTGGGGTCTGCGCTAGCTGCACCATAGCAGAAGCTGCGTTAAAGCCGATTGTGCCGACAAACGCGAGTTGGTTGAACGTACGAACATACCGTTCAATCTTTTTCATACCCGCGCCGTACTTGGCAAAGTTCATGCGTATTTTGATTTCTTCACGTATTGTATTGAATTGGAAGTCTTTTCCAGCTCCAAGCCCGCCAATCCACGCGCTAGCTCCTTTATAGTCAGGCACTTCTAAGCCGGTAAGACGTACCTCCATGCTTTGAATAAGCGCGTTGTAGTTTAATTGCTCTACCTGACTAGCTAAATCATAGCCTTTGCTCTTCATAGCGTAGACCGCATCCTGCATATATCCGGGCGTATTCCCACGTTTTTTCAGGGACTTAGCGAACGAACTTTCCGGTAGCGTATCAATGAATAGCCGCATGATTTCAGATTGTACTTCGGGACCGACCTTGTTCGCGCTTAATGAATCAAGCACTTGTTTTACAAATGAGGATGGCGGTGCGTTGTTAAAGTCAGACGTTTTAAAGTCACCATCCATACCTTTAACGGTCTCTGCTTTGACATTGGGGTCTTTCTTTAACTCGGCTAAAACTCGGTCGCGTTGCCGCTTACTGTCAAACATCTGGAACACGTACTGATCGTTCGCTGATGTAACTGCATCCGCTTCGTATTGGAACTCTAATTTGTAGCGGCCTTCACGTAGTAGCGGGAAGTAAACATCTAGTGTATTACTGTCAAACAACTTAGCAAATACTTCTTTCTTCAACTTTGCCGCTGCATCAGGGTTCTCACGTAGTGCTTCGTCAATACGCCCATTAATCGCATCTTTAAGTTTTCCATATAGATTACGGTACATGTCGCGCATCGTGCGGTAGACTTTTTGCCCATCAGTACCCAACGCATCCCAGTCCCTACGTTGCAAATCCCAAACTTTTTCTAGGCTGTTACCACTTTTATCAGTTTTGCCTTTGTATGTGCTACGTGGTTTGGTTGGGTCTACCTGATAGAGAGTAGCCCCATACTCTTGGCTGTATATTAAATTGTCAAGGTTCTTCCGTTTCTCTTTAGTGCCACTAGCGACCCACTTGTCTACAACCTTTACTTGTTCATGTACATACTTGTTAGCAGCCGACATTGAACCACGTCGTAACTCCACCAACTCGTGAAACTCTAACGCAAGTTCACCTAGTTCGGTGTCAGCTCTTTTAGCTATATCGCTAAGAGCCAGCGAATCTACTAATTTTAATTTGATAACTGTTAGCTTTTCCCCCAAACGGGAGAGCGTATCAAACATACCGTTAGCCCAGTCACTACGGAACTTGTCAGTCAAGGGTTGGTGTACTGCTTTCTGCGTAGCGTCTATCCCTTTCATTACTTTTTTGACACCCTTCGCCGTAGATTCCATCGCAAGTTCATTTGCGTTACGGAACTTAGGTGCGGGTGCAAGAATGCCTTCTATAAGCCTGTCAGCGACTGTCTGCGCTGATTCAATCTTCTTAGGTTGCATACCAAAAAGTTTACGTAAGAAGTTCCCTACGATGTTGTTGAACCGTTGTAAGGCGTTAACCTCTGTACCGTTAGGGTTGATCGCGGCTAGTTTAGCTCGGAACTCAGGGTTTGACATTGCTTCAGCGGTAAACTCGTCCACGTCTTTCGCACCATACGCAGTATCAAGATAATCTTTAACATCCTCAAACAACTTAGTGAGCTGGCGCGTCATGGGGTGGCTTTTGTTTGCCAACGTAGCGGATGTCGCTGCGTGGCCCATTTCATGCAGTAGTACATGAGGGATCATGCCGATGTCAGAGTCAAGCTTGATAGTGTTTGTCGTAGGGTCAAACGATCCCGCATCCTTGAGGTCTTTGACAACCTCCACTTTGGTGTCGCCCACCACATCAGCGAGTTTACCTGCCATCTGTGCGATGCGTTTATCCGGTGTTGTAACCGACAGTGCTCGTAACGCGCCCTTTAAGTTGCCAGCACGTAATAGTCCACGTACAGCCGGGTGCAGCGCCACGTCCAGCCCCATAACCGAACCACGCGCTAGCTGCTTCTCGAACCGCCGACCTAACTTTTCTAGGTTGTCACGTAGGTCTTGCTTCATGTCCGCTGCAAATTGCGCATCTTCTGCCCTATCTCTAGCGTCTAACTTGGCCTCACGTTGTCGGGACACCTCAATGTAATCGGTGCTTTCAATCCTTTGTATCTCACGTATTTCTTTAGCGAGGGTCTCGTCGATCCACTTGTTTGTCTCTGCCGATAGATTAGCTTTAGCCCAATCAAGTACCCGTTGCGCAGACTGACGGCCCGTGCCTTTGAAGAAATCAACTTGGGCTTGGGGCATGTCATCAGTTGAACGGAATTGCTTGGTGCTGTGCGCCACGTCAAAGATAGCCATATATAGACCATCTGAGGGGCGACGAAGTTTACCTAAATACGTTATCACAGCATTACCCAACTTATCACGTGCACGTGCGCCGTTAGTCAGTAGTGTGAGTATTTTTAGTTTGTCGTCAGGCGTAGTTCTTTCCTTGCCCACAGTTTGGGTAAACTCTTGGCTAGTCTGCTCTGCGAACTGTCTGGCCGGTTCTGGTTGTTCCGCAACCTGCGATAGTTCCATCTGCCTGATTGTCGCCGTAAATTGTTCTGCTTGTTCTGCTTCCGTCTTGCGTGTCGTAGCGGTTGTCTTCTTCTTTTTCTTCGCGGTTGTCTTCTTCTTCTTGTTCCCCGCTGAATCTTTTGTGTCAACTTGTTTTGGTGTAGTAGCCTTCTTAGCCGTAGCTTTCTTCTTAGTCTTACGCTTTGGCTTTTCTTCTTCTGGCACCGCGATTGGCTCTGGCGAATCTAATGCACGTTGCTGTGCTTCTTTTCCTCGTACAGGGTCACTAACGCCACTCCCAACACTTGCCACTCCTCTTCCTCTAGGTGGCTTAGGCATTTCGGTACTCGGTTGTGCAGTAGTATCGGTACGTGGGGTTCCCACAGGCGATCCAGAAACTGGAATGCTATCTCCACTTGGTGTTGGCTGAGTTGTCCTAGTCGCTGCATTGGTGTCTCCTTTAGCAGATGCACGTTTACGTGACTTAGGTTGAAACAACTCAAGCTGTGCTTCTGGCACCCCCTCAAGTTTCCGAGCTACATTCAGCCGAGTTTGTTCGGGTACTCTGCTGTTGTTAGCGAATGCAACAAACTGCTCACGGACCGTAGGATCATTAAGGTCTTTACCTTCTGTACGTATTCGTATCGGTGCCTTTGGCGCGATACCAAGGTCATCCATAAATTCTTTTGTTATTGTATTTGGAGCAGGTGGTGCCTCCTCTACAGGTGGTGTTTTCTTGCGGCCCATACCGGGGAACGACATCTGCGACGGAGTAACAGGTTTTTGTGTACGCTCTGGAATCCGTGCTTCCATCTCTGCAAGCTGTGCAGCTTCAGGTGCAGTTTCTATCGGGGGACCAACTTCAGGTGGCGCTGGTTCTTGTGGGCGCATACCTGCAAACGCATCAGCGGCCCTACGAATACGGGCAGCTTCTTGTTTTGTAGGTTTAGCGCGTTCACCACTAGTAATGTTCCGCCGCTCTAATTCTTTAGTAAATTTACGCTCAAGGTTAACGTAGCTACCTGTAGTCGGTTCACCAATAACTGCATCGAGGGCAGCTTCACGAGGTCTAGTACGGTCAGCACGCGCTTCGTCTTTTTGCGCGGCTGTATCAGTTTCTTGCTGCGATGCACCACGTACTTCTTCAAGGTCTAGTACAGCTTCTTCGTTAGCTTTTAAATAAGCCTCAATCTCGGCAATCTCGGCGTCGTTTAACTCACGCTGGTCCATTTCGTTGAGGACCTCTGACTCCATACGGCTAATCATGTCTGGAGTGCGGTCATCCCGTACAGCTTCAAGGTTACTTACTACATCTATATCTTCAGCGACTCCACCATCTTCGGGTTCCGCAGTAGTTTCCGCAGTAGTTTCCGCAGTGGGCGCTAACGCCATTATTTCAGGGGTATCAGTTATGGTGTCAAACACCATATCTTCTGTGATCGTCGCAGGGTCTACGTTAGCAGCTCTGAGTTTATCTACTGCGGCGATAACCTGCTCGTCAGTAAAGTCAGTTAGTGCGCTACCATAATCGGTACCTTGTTCAACCGTGCTAGCAACGCGTGAAGGGAACAACTCCCCCTGCACTTGGCCTTCTTCTAGTCTAGGCTGATCTACTTCTGGAAGTGTTACTTCTTCTACGTCGCTTGAAGACTCGGTCGCAGATCGCCTTACAGCGCGTCCTTTAACGAAAAAGTCTACTACGCCTTGGATAATAACACCTGCACCACCACCTGCAATGGCTTCGTCAATTATGTCTGCGTCTAATAATTCTTTCTCAGGGTTATATCCCCGCTCGTTCATATTCTGTAGGAATGCGGCGGCGGCTTCCTGTGCGGCTTCTACGCCACCTGTAGTCAATGCACTACGTATTTTACTACCACCTTCTTCGACAGCTTTACCGCCGATTTTGCCCATTAACTTAGTCGCGCCCGGAATTTTTAAGATTTTACCTAAAGGTATGATTTCAAGGGAACCGATTGCGGCACCACGTAACGTAGCGGCATTACGTTCTTCTTCGGTAGCATCTGCGGCACGTGCACGTTCACTTGCTTCACCAGCACCTGCGCCAATACCGACAGCACCAGCGGCACCTAAACCTGCAATACCTGCCCCAAGTGCGCCTATACCTAAAGCACCAGCACCATAAGTAGCAGCAGCAGCGGCACCTAATGTACCTACAACTGAACCTAAACCAGAAGCTATTGTATACGTTAACGCGTCTTGGTCCCCACCTTCGGGGCGTAGGTAGTTAGCAGCAGATTGTATTTTATCACGAGCGGCAAGTTCACTCTCTTCTTCGAGTAATGCAGCACCACCAAGCGCCGCCATCTCTCCGGTGTTAACAACACCAGCGCCAAAGCCTGAGAAGATGTTTCCAATAAACCCTGATTCTTCAGCACTAGAACGCCGTAGCTGAGCTTGTATTTCCGCCCGCAGAGCAGAAATCTCGGCTTGACCTCCACCTATTGCTTGACCTCCACCCATTGCACGTTGCAGTTCTGCCGCTAGTATTCGAGCGTCTTCAGTGCGACCTGCTCGATCTGCATTTATTAGGGCTTGTTCGAGTTTCGCTAAAATAGAGTTCCTCGTTTGAGGGGGACTCATAGCTGCTACTCCCCCTGCGCGTCCCGTAGCTGGAGTAATAGAATTCGTACCAAAGCCTTTAATATTATTGGCGGCTGCGCTGATACGTCTAACTATAGAGTTAGAGTCAGAGGTAGCACCCGCTGCTATTAGATCGGTAAATTCTTCGTGGTTAAGTAATTCCCTAGCAGCCTCATCATACTTTCCTGCGTTGAATAAATTTAGCCAATTAGTATCCAGTAAGTCTCCCCTATAGTGCAGGTTCATTAGAGAACTTTGTACAATTGGGGGGAGTGCTCGGTATCCCGACACCTCATTTTCTAACTGACCTTCAAAACGCGCCCATACCTCCTTGAAAGAAAGCTCAGATGCCCCCTGTGTTTGGCCTACGCCTGTAGTTGGTATGCGTTTACCGTCGAGATAGGTAGCGTCAGAAAATCCTTCTAACACAACGAGTTTTTTCTGTGCTTCGGTTAAAGGGCCTTCACGCTTCTCCACCTGCGCGATTGCGTCTTCCCCATAATATATAGTCATACTAAGCCTTCTAGCCCCTGTGTTAGTACACTAGACTCTTTTGAGTTATCAATTAAGGTTCTAAGGGGTATTAGCATCTAGAGCAGCTTTACCTGCATCGGAAAGGGTAAACTCATCGGAAAGCTCTGGCATCGGGCCATCCCCGCCTCTTACAATGCGCATAAGCGCCTCCTCAGTAGCTAACAATCCTGCATTGTTAAATTGCTGCGTTAATTCTAGTTGTATCATCCTATATACCTCCCCTCGCGTTTTCTCTAGTTCCACCGCCTCTTCTGGTGTAGTAGCAGGATCACTGATTGCAATATCCAACTTACGGAGCGTAAGATTATTATCTATCTTGTCTGTGAGTAACTTGAAACGATCTGATTGTAACTTCCTAAGCATCTCTCCTGCACGCAGTCCACGATCCGCATCGGCAATATCTTTACGGAGTGCCTGAGTATACTCTATGTTTAAGGCTTCCAAGATGCTTGCCACATTATCTTTGTCAGCATTATAGTCTAGATTAGCTTGATCAAGTGCTAGCTGAACTTCTTGCCCCCGTGTCTGTGAAAGAACAGTAGCAATCGTACGTCGATTCTCCATAGCTTGCGTAAGAGCATTATCACCAGAGATTGTTGCTGACTTGGCAATATCCATGTCCATGTCCATCGCATTCTTCGCGATATCTAAACGCTTCAATAATCGGTCGCGGGACGATTGTTCTTGGGCTGCACGTTCATTTGCCATGCCCTGAGAACCACTAGCCATAGTTTGTCCAAAGGAACCAACACCTGCTGTATTACGCAAGAACGCCGAAATTTCTCGATCCCGTAACTTTTTGGGGTCTTGTTGCCTAACGTCCATTGCCTTGAGTTGTTCAAGGTACTCGTCCATTTTACCGCGTTTTTCATCACGTCCAAGGAACTTAGCGGTGTCATCACGTGCTGCTATTCTTGCCTTATCAGGGTCTTGTGCACCAATACCTGCACCTGTCAGTATATCTTGACCTGCTTGATTAGCATTTATGCCAGTCATATCAATAGTTGGTGCAGTTAGTTTATTTTCTTTTAGCATAGCTGCAAGACCACTTCCAACATCATCTTTAACTATAGAGCCATCCCCAACATTTGGAGGGGGTAGATTATTTCCAACTGCAGGGGGTACATTATTTCCAACTGCAGGGGGTACATTATTTCCAACTGCAGGGGGTACATTATTTCCAACTATAGAGCCATCCCCAACATCTACAGGAGGTTCATCATCTGAAGTTAAATATGTTTCTATATCTTCGGCAGACGGCGCTTCTAAATTACCCAAAGCCCATTCAGTCCCCTCATTAAATTTCCCCCCCTCATAGGGCAATTCCCAATCAGCAGGCATACCGGCAGCTCTTAATCCTCTACCAGTTAACTCCGCTATTCCCTTTAGAGGATTCAGCACAGCTTTGTCATAAATCCAAGCTGGTGGAACAAGAAGAGCTTTAGTGCCGAGAACTGCGTTCGCTCTATCTTGCATAGTCTGTAAATACCTATTTTGGTCTTTTTCAGATAATTTTTGAAATTCCTCTCTAGTTATAATTCCTTCAAGCGTAGTTTTACTTTTTTCGTTCGTCAGATCTTTATCGGCGTCTGAAACCGGTCGTCTCGTTCCGTTGTTCGGATTTACTGAAACCGTTTCTGCTGTTTTACGTTCAAGAAGAATAGCATCTCTAATTTGGTCGTCCGACATCGATATTGGGTGACGTACATTCCATTTTGATAACTCTTCTGCTCGCTTGTATTCTGGACTTTCCTTCATTTGTGCGCGATATGCATCAATCTCATCTTGAGTAACTTCATCCACTCCTCCACCGTCTCGAAATGCAACAATACCACCTGCCGCCATACGCATCGGGGCTTGCCCTTGTTGCTGTTGACGTTGCGCTAATGCACCCAGTCCAGCTTGCATTTTTTGTACTTGCTGTGGGTTAGCCGCACCTTGTTTAGCTACACGCTGCATATTTTTCTGTTGTTTCTTTTGTGCATTCTGCATGATCCCTGTCGTTTGCTTGACAAGGTCTTGCTTAGTCATCTCAAGAAGTTGACGTTCTTTTTGCTGTTTAATAGTCTGAGGGTCTTGTTGCATCTCCAACTGCACTTTACGCATAGCATCGTCTTTTTCAGACTTCAGGCGTTGTAGTGCTAACAGGTCAAGGAGTTCTTGATTGGCTGCATATCGTTGCTGTAGTGCTTGAGGATTGCCTCGGTACGCATCTACGCGTTGTGCAATATCTTGATCAATCGCCATTTCTTAACCTCCCCACTCGTTTACATCGTATGTAGGTGGTGGTTCGGTGTTTTCTGATGTTGGTGGTGCGGTGTTTTCTGATGTTGGTTGTTGATTCTGCTCTCCCGGCAAAAATACTTTGCTAAGCAAGTCGTATACACCACCAGAACCAGATAAAAAGTCTGATAATGCGCTAGGTTGCGCATAAGAATATGCTTGCGCGGCAATAGGTAGTCCTTGTAATAACGACTGTTGGTATTGCACTTGTTTGTATGGAAAGTCTCGCTCTTCTTCAAACTGAAGTCGGTCTGCTGTAATACCTTCTTGTTCAATATTACGCTGTAGTTGACCTGCCTCTATTTGGTTAGCTAACGCTTGCAAGCCGAATTGGTTCGCAAAGTTTTGCGATTGCTGCCCCTGCTGTTGTTCTGCGTTGAACTGTCCCCGTGCTTGTTGAAACGCTTGGTTATACCCTTGCCCTGTAACATTTGCCATATTAGATAACATAGCGCGGTTAAGTTCTGAATCAGCTAATGCTTGTCTTGAACCACCATAAGCCCCGGCTTGAGTAAGACGCCCTGCTTGTTCAACACGTGATTTTTCAGTTTGCCTACGTAGTTCGTCAAGTTGTGGCTGCAAAGCTGCATTTGTGTATGGGTTCATGTACTGTTGTGCAGTACCCTGTTGCGTAAAAGACTGTGGTTGGTAACTACCCATTTGCTCTGCTGGAACTGTTAGCCCTGCAATACCTTGGAACGCTTGGTTCTGTAGGTTTGATTGGCCCGCAGTAAGAGGTCCTGAATAACCTTGATAGTTTTCATTGGCAAGTGCGGCACCCTTACCAAGCATGGACGTTACATATGGCCCTGCCCAGTTAGAAAAGGAAGATTCCTTACCTGTTACACCTCCTACTGGTTCTAAAGGATCAACTGACATTTCTCACCTCACACTGGTAATATGGTTTTAGGGTCAATCTCTTTACCCTGTTTTTTGTTGCCTGTACGTGCTTTTCGTACTCGACTCATCATTTGTTCTAAAACTTTTGCCCCTGCATCGGAGTTACCGTTACCAAGGTGGCTAACAATATCAGCAGGAATAACAAATTCACCATCACTTAGACGTGCTTCTTGCCGTCCATCAATTCGTGCGGGTACTCTATCTGCCATACCATCCGTGCTACCGTCTAAATACTTCCCCTTTTTTAGCCCAGCAAGCCCCCCTGCCGCCATTAATCGTTGATCCGGCTGATATTGGGGTTTAGGTTGTGATCCAAGCATGGAACCGGGCTGTCCACCCACTCCGCCTCCCATAAGCTCCTGCCGTGCTGGGTTACGTATATTAGCTTCTGATAGCTTAGCAGCCTGTGCTGCCATACGTTTCTCTGCTGCGCCTATATCGTCATCTTCGGCTATATACTGCGTATCAGTAAAGTACCTACGCCCAGAGCTACCGGGGCGTCTATTAGGATCATACATCATTTGGGCTTCTCTATCCGTACCTGCAAGTGCTCCAAGCCCTTGTGGAACTTGCGTACGCTGAGCACGTAAAGCGGGAACACCCCCTTGATAACCCGTCGGAGGAATTTGTGGTTGCGCGAACCCATTAGATTGACTACCTAAGTAGCCAAGACCCATAGAACCAAGCTGTACAACCCCCTTTGGAGTTGTAAAATAATCTATCGCATTACTACCTGCTTTGACTATACCGCTACCAAACTGGCTTAGTAGGTCGCTAAACCATCCGCTTTCAGCGTCGTCTGCCATTATGAACCTCCAATTATATTCAACAACTTATCAGTTGTATCGTCTACTTGTCCACCCTCTGCGAAATCATTCGGCCTTCTACTTCTAGCACGAAAATCCGCCATGTCTGTCCGAATAGCTAAATTATGCTCACGAGCCTCTCTATCTCGCTCTTCAAACGCATCGTATTGAGCTTGAGTGTAAATTATGCCTTTTTCATCAAGAGAAGCTAGGTTTGCTTGTCGCCGCCTACTCAAATGCTGATCCTCCATAGAGTCTACTTCAGCCTCAAGAAGCTCTGGACGGGCTTCTTGAAGTTTTTTCAATAGGTCTTGTTCTGCCTCCTCATAAGACGGAGAAGACGGAGAGTTTTTTCTATGGTAGTAGACCGACTCCTCCCACTCTTCAGGAGTACGCGACATCCAAGCATCAAAAAGTTGAGTCCTCTTTTCTTTTAGGCCCGCACGATGACGAAATTCGTGAGCTTGTGTCCTAGGATTAGCGCTATCAATACCGAGTATATAAGCCATATCCAGTTCGCTGCCTTCCATGTTATTTTCTTGAAAAACTTCGTCATACCCGGTTCTTTTTTCCCTAGCCCTTATAGCTTCTATCGCCTCTTCATGGGAGAGGTGTGGTTGAGGAGGGAAGTAAACACCCGCCTTGTTCCAGTTAGGGCTATTAAAAAGCGTTTTAATACGCGTATCATCAATAGCACTAGCGCCAAAGGGTCCCATAGCGTCACGAATAGCCCATTCAAACTCCGAGTTGCCAAGTTGACCCTGCGCTATACGCGCTCTGCGAAAATCATTAGGGTCCTCGTACCCTATTTCGAGAAGCTCTTCATTAGTCATTGTTACCGGTTGCAACCCTAATTCTGCTATCTGCTCGTCCAACATCTTCTGCTCAAAGAGCGCCCCTATGCCCTCCTGTTCCACCCTTCCACCGTCCGCGTATTGAGCTGTTCCCGCGTTATACGGAACATACGAAGCATACGGACTAGGAAACCTTGCTGCTTGCTCAGGATTAGCAAATATACTGTTAAAGTCGTAAATGTAGCGTAAATCTACCGGATCGGGTGTTCTAACATCGACTTGTTGCCCCATAGCATCAGGGGCTTGCAACGCTGCTTGGAGGAACTGACGGCCTCCAGCACGTCGTGCTTCGTTTTCAATATTCGTAACAATGTTTGATTCTATTGCGGTAACAGTATCTATTACTTGATCCTGATTTTGATCCTGATTTTGCTCCATTTCGGTAATAGTATCTATTACTTGATCCTGATTTTGCTTTATTTGGTTCATTAAATTCGTTTCAGTATCAACCAGTTGTCCAGCAATAAGATCAACAACAAAATCAATATCAGCTTGGGTTACTTCTGCCTCAGATTTACCTATAAGATTACTTATTGCAGCAATATCTTCATCTACAGCAACTTCACCCTCTTCAGCAACTTCACCCTCTTCAGCAACTTCACCCTCTTCAGCAACTTCCCCTTCTTCTATAAGATCATCTTCAACTATAAGATCATCTTCAATAATAGGATCATCTTCAATAATAGGATCATCTTCAACTATAAGATCATCTTCAACTATAGGGTCATCTTCAATAATAGGATCATCTTCAATAATAGGATCATCTTCAATAATAGGATCATCTTCAATAATAGGATCATCTTCAATAATAGGATCATCTTCAA